TTGGAAGCTGCAACCGGAGATGATGGAACAGAACCGCACTATCACAGACAGTACAGCGGTGTGTTTAGTACCTTGCAGAGAACTGCAACTATCCTAGATGGTAGTGGTAACACATTCTTCCCGGGCGAAGTTACAGCATACTCATCGGATGCTAGACTTAAAACCAACATTGAAAACATTCCAAATGCACTTGACAAAGTCAAAGCATTAAACGGTGTGCTTTATAACTGGACCAACGAAGGTCACAAATGGGGACTTGATGTTGATACTGAAAAGCGTGAAGTTGGTTTGCTTGCGCAAGAAGTACAAGAAGTATTGCCAGAAGCAGTTGCTCCAGCACCATTTGATGTTGATACTGATACAGGTGAAAGCAGAAGCGGAATGGACTACTTAACAGTCAAATATGAACGTATTGCACCTGTATTAATTGAAGCAATCAAAGAACAACAAAAAGAGATTGATGAACTCAAAGCAATGGTAAAAAAACTACTAGATAAATAAAAACATAGGATAGCCAATTTACTTGGCTATCTTTATTGACAACAATTAAATATAATGTTATTATAGCATGAGTAAAAAATAGGAATATAGTATGGCTTTACCTAATACTGGTAGTACAATTACAATGAGTCAGATATCAAATTACTTCGGCGGTCCGTCTAGTAATATCAGTATCGGTGCTGACTTGGGTCCATATTTAGGTATTTCAAACGGTACTACAATTACAATGAGTAGTACATTTGGCGGTTACTATTTCCCATAATTAACAGGAGAAACTATGAAAACATTATACGAAGTAATGAATGTTGATCTCGCCGATGAATATACAAAGGCAAGAAAAGTAGCCAAAGGCGCAACATTAGGCTTAGATGAAAAACTAGCAGATCAAGTTGCAAAAGCAATTGAAGAATTGGATATTCCACTCGATGACGAAAGACATCATTGGATTCAAAAACTAGGTAGAGCAGCAGGTGTAGATCTGCTTACACTAGGAAAAGTACAGCCAGAAAATATGTTAGCAATGGCAGGATTAGGTGATGACTTTTCTGAAGCAGTAAAAGTTGCAACCAGTACAGCACGTAAATTGAATCAAAAAACAATTGATGCCGAAAAAGACTTAAACGAAGAACTTATTCCAAATACAACATTATGAAAATAAGCATTTGTGTGCCTTGTAGAGATCAAGTACACACGCTATTCACAAGAAGTTTGGTAAATCTTACCAATAGACTTACACGTAAACAAATTGATTTTCAATTACATTTGTTTGCTGGCAGTGTTATCTGTGAGTCAAGAACCAGGCTTGTAGAAGAAGCGTTAAGTGTTGGCAGTGATAAAATCTTATTTTTAGATAGCGATATGCAATTTTCTGCTGATATACTTGACAAATTGTATTCTCACAACAAAGATATTGTTGCTGGGCAATACAGCACAAGGTATGCTCCTTACCAAACTGTCGCATTTATGGATCCTGATGATATAAATTCTCGACTAGATGCATCAAAAGGATTGCATAAAGTGTGGGCAGTAGGAATGGGTTGTATGCTTATAGATATTGATGTTTTTCATACATTACCCAAGCCTTGGTTTGCACACGAATATAATAAAATTAACGACACATTTAGCGGCGAAGATATATATTTTTGTAATCAAGCAATGCATCATGGCGTAGATGTATGGGTTGATGCAGACGTACAACTAGCTCATATAGGAACAAAAGGTTATACATTATGAGAGCAATAGACAGATTTGATAGGTTTTCTAAACCATTACACAACGGACAGGATCAACTTAAAAATTTAATTTTTGATAGATATCCTGTAATAAAAACAGACGACTATTGCAATTTAGATATTGTATACAATGGTAATTATGACAGTGACTATGTTTGGCTAGTTGATAAAAATATCAAAATATATGATAGTTTTCCTTGGTGGTTTAAACCAAGAGCAACAGATGTTGTACAAGTTCACGAATTTCCATATGTGTATAAAGAAAGTAGAAAAGTCAAATCTTGGGATAAGATTAGATTAGTACCTACAAAAAGAAATGATAATGCTCCAAAGCAACACATACACATTTGTGGTGAATATGATGTATATAAAGGAAATCAAAAATTTGATGTTTTTTACATCGGATCTAATCAAAATGATATAGACGAATTAACTGTTAAAGTTCCTCATTTGCAAACCGTTGATACGTGGCATCAAGCACAACAACGCAGCTACACAGATATGTTCTGGGTAATTTGGGAAGATGTCAAAGTAAGAAATACCTTCAAGTTTAGTTATAAGCCAGATGAATGGAGTCATGATTTTGTACACGTTTTTGGCAATGGCGATATTGATACATTAGACGGAGTTGCATTATTTCCTAAGCACTATCCAATTACTGAAAAAGAGTTAAATCATCGATTCTATGTTAATAAAAAAGAAATAAGAATTATGGCAAGTGAGCCAAAGTCTTATGAACGATTTACTATTGATAATTTTGACGATTATCAAGCAGCATTGCAACACAGCGGTACTGATATGTTCTGGGGAGTACCCAGTGATATTGATATTGTAGACGATACTGTGTTTGATTTTTATATCAGTCATCACCAAAACTCTTTGAAACAAAAAAATCACGTATGGTTAAATCATAACAAATACAATGGTGTAATTTTATTCAGCAAACAATCTCCTGTTACACAGAAAGAAATTGAATATAGGTTTATAGCAAACAGAATTGAACACGATACAGTTGTAAGCAAACCTAAACCTTTTGATAAATTTACAATTAACAATTACGATGATTATATAACTGCATTAGAAAAATCTAAAACACATATGTTTTTAGGAATTCCATCAGATGTAAACGTTGATAACACTGTTGATATTGATGAATATTTTATGTTACAAGATGAGCTAGACACTGGAACAACACACTTGTTCTTAAATGACAAACATTATGACGGTGTTGTTTTATTCAGCAAGAGCAATACTGTTTCAGAAAAAGAAGTTGATCATCGTTTTTATACCAATAAAAAAGAACACAATTTAAAAGCAAGTTTTCCTAAACCATATCAAAAATTTGTTGTAAACAATTATTCAGACTATTTAAATGCTCTCAAAGAATCTCAAACTGAAATGTTTTGGGCTATTCCAAGCGATGTAAATGTGTGTGATGATTTTGATTTTGATTTATATTTTAGTTATCACAACAAATTTGATAGAGAAATCAATCACGTATTTTTAAATGGTGAGCATTATGATGGAGTAGTTTTACTAAGTAAAAAATCTTTAGTAACAGAAAAAGAAATTGACCACAGATTTTTTGTTAACAAAAAAGAATGGAAACAGATTGCAAGTTATCCTAAACCGTTTGAAAAATTTATTATTTCGGATTATGAAGATTATATACGTGCAAGAGAACAATCAAAAACAGGAATGTTTTATTTAATTTACAATGATTTGGATGTTGCCGAAGATTTCGAGTTTGATTTCTATATTACACACCATAATCAATACGAAAGAAAAATCAATCACGTTTGGAAAAACGGTGAATATTACGACGGTATTGCATTAACTTCAAAAAGTATACAATTAACAAAACACGAAATTGATTATAGATTTTTAGCAGTCAAAAAAGAATACAGTGAAGTTGCAAGTATTACTAAGCCTTATGATATTGTTTTTATCAGTAATGGCGAAATAAATGCAGACGAAAATTACAATAATCTTTTGAAAAAATATCCCAATGCTAAAAGAGTTGACAAAGTAAAAGGCATTCACCAAGCACACATTGAAGCAGCAAAACTAGTAGATACAAAAATGTTTTGGGTAGTAGACGGTGATGCACAATTATTAGAAGATTTTGAATTAGAACATCAGATAGCATATTATGATATTGATGGATTAAAAACTGTGTACGTTTGGCGAAGTTTAAATCCAGTGAACAACCTCATATACGGATACGGCGGTGTAAAATTATTACCAAGAGATTTAACTCTCAATATGGATGTAACTACAGCTGATATGACTACAAGTATTAGTAAAAACTTTAAAGGTATTAATCGCATGAGCAATGTAACAGCATTTAATACAGATGCATTCAGTGCTTGGCGAAGTGGATTTAGAGAGTGTGTCAAATTAGCAAGTAGAGCAATTGATCGTCAAGTTGATGACGAAACAACATTTAGATTAAAATCTTGGTGTTCAAGAGGTAATGATAAACCATTTGGAAATGAAACAATTGCTGGTGCATATGAAGGTGCAAAATACGGCATTGCAAACAAAAACAATCCAAATGCACTGGCTAAAATAAACAATTTTGAGTGGTTGAAACAGCAGTATGAAAAATTGTATCCATTAAAAGAGGAAATTGATTTAGAATTTCTAGATAAAACAGAGGAAGAAAATCTACTAGAACTAAATCCTATTGTATCTAATATCTTCAAACAGATTGATAAAAAATTAGGAAAAAACTTTAATTATTCTAAAGGTAGTGTAAAATTTATCATTGAAAATGTAGGCGATATTTATTTTGATAAAGGTGGTGTAAAGATCAGTAAAAAATATGCAGATACAGAAATTCATGTAGATTTAAAAAATGCGTTAAAATCTTTGCAATTAGAAATAGATGTTTTAGATTTATACAAATCAGGCGAAATAATAATTGAAGGTGATACTGATATAGCACAGGATTTTTTTGCTCATCTCAAAGAATATGCATTACTAAAACAACATAATAATACTATTAACCTATACTGCATACAGTTGTCAAATTTCGTACAAAATAAAAACTTTAATCTGTCATTGAATATATTAGATTTAGGTATTATCAATATTGATAAAAACGGTATAAACGAAGGTGTCAAACAAAAAAAGAATGTTATAACATTAGATTTAGATACATTTAAAGAAATTTTAGGTAACGAATTAACAATTATAGAAGCTGCAACAGATAGTTTATTAGATATTCAAGGTGATGTATTGCAAGCAATTAGTCTAAATGAAGATTTTCGTTCTCAAAAAATGAATCAATTAGTTTAATTGCAGTATCTAGTTTATTGTAATTTGCTTTGTTACGCAGAGTGTTCTGTAATCCTTGATGCAAAGGTTTAGGCCATTTGTTAAATGCCACCCAAGCGTATCCGTCGTGTTCATCATTTAAAACAGGGATAAATTCATTATCAACTACAATTAAATAAGTGTGAAAATAAAAGTGTTGATCTTTACTAATAAAACTTTCTAAAGGTACAACTTTTTTTATATTTGTAACTTCACCAATTTCTTCTTTTATTTCACGCTTGAGACCTTGCCAAGGAGATTCTAAATCTTCGTTGGTGCCTCCAACTAATCCCCAATGATTTTTTGTTTTACCTTGTGTACGATGTAACAATAAAAATCTTTTGGTGCTTTTGGAATAAAACAATGCACCGCTGCAAATAATCTGGTTCATACAGTAATTAGCTTAAATAATAAGATCCCACGTGCCACTTGGATATAAACCATCTACTGCATACTGCCAATAATATTGATTGAAGTAAAATTGCTGATTTGTAGTTAAATTTGTAACATACACAGTATCATCGGCTTCACTTGCATCAAAGATAATTTGCCAATTGTTTCCATCCCATTCTACAATGTCGTGTGTGTCAGCAATAAAATCTCTGTTGGTAGTGCCCTTCCAAGCATCTGCACCATCTTCATTGATGTAAAGAATGTACCTAACTTCATCGTCAGGTCTTGGAGCATCTGCTAATCTTATCACTAGAGATCCATCAATTGTTTCTTGTGTAGCTGCGTCAGTCACTCTTTCGTTATTCACATAAACATCAAAATCATAAACTCTGTCTGCATCTACTTCTGTTTCAATTCTAGTTGTACTGCCTACAACTTTGTATATTCTTTCAATAGCACCACCAATTGGTTGCAGCAATAGCAGTCTTATACCTGTTTGTTTTATATCAGCAGGATTAAAATTTCTTGGATTAATTATATAATCTATCGTGCCTCTATCTGTAACACCTTCTATTACTGTATCGTTTGGTATAGTGTCTATATCAAAATCTAGAGTTATTGTTTTTGCATCGTTTGAAATGTCAAATGTAGCAACAATTGGTGTTAATAATTCTGCCCTTTTTAATCTAATTTGACTTATACCAGGTTGGAATTTTGCTGGTGCTTCGGCTTCTAAAACATTATACCAATTAATGTCTCCTATTCGTGCTGCATTTCTTCCTAATCTCACTAAACCGTCTTCTACGATAATATCAAAATTTCTATAGCTTGCTGTGTTAACATTAGCTACATTTAAATTGCCATCCGTGGATGTTTTAATAACTGTAGCACGAGTATCTTCTGGTTTCAACTTGTTATAAACTATATTACCATTGCTGTCGTAAACAGCTTCATTTGGAGTGGCAGGTGTTTGAGGTATTACTGTTCCGTCTGGAAGAACAACTGTGCCTACACCGGCTTTTGAGGTATCTCCTGTGTCTGGATTAAAGCCATCTAGTTCAATAGTACCTGCATCAAAATTTAACACACTGTTGATAATTTCTGTGATTACACCTAATTTTTTCACTTTGGTTGGAGGTGAAATATATACTGGTGCAATAAAACTCAATGTTGCAACATCAATTTCAGACTCTGTGCCTGTTGGTATACTTCTACTACTAAAGTTGATATTTTCTAATTGTAAAACACTCAAACTTGTCCAGTCAACATAATTGTCATTGGTTTGAAATTCTAAATCAGGATTAAACAACATAAAAATTTGTTCTAAAATTTGTAATTTTTGTTCAGTGTTTGAACTCCACAAATCTACATTAACACCAAGCGTGTAAGGAGTAGGATGTAACCTTTCTACAGTATAACCAGAACCTTGATTGGTAGTGTACTGTTGCGTCTCAGTATTGAATTCACGTTCTTTAATATTAATTTTACTTACAAAACTACTGTCACTTAATCTTGCTCTGTCCATTTGCATACTAGTAATGTATACACTCATACGAGGAGCACTAGGCATTTTGTTTTCACTGTTTTCTCTCATGATATTAGCAACTTGTCTTGTAAGATCGCCATATGTAACAGGAACTTCTCTCAAGTCACCATCGCCATCTTTGTAACTAAAGTTGCTAAACGCTCTAATTATTTGCGTAAGATATCTTCGTATCTGTCCATCATAAAAATATTGCATCAGTTATCTGCCTTAGGTCGTAACGCTTTACTCAGTGATTGACGTTCTGTGACATCTTCACCAGCAATGTTATTTACAGAAGTATTGTTAATAAATGTGCCTTTTAGAGTATCTTTTTGTAAGTTAGGTGTAAGTGTAGTACGTACTTTATCTTCTACTTTGCGCCAACTGTTGCCATCAAATCTAAAAAGTCTGTTTGGTAGAAAATCTGTTCTCAAAAAATAATCTCCTTCGCCGCTATTACTAGGAAACCCTATTCCTGTTCCAAATGGCGATCCATTTGGAGGAAATCCGTCTCCTACTAGATAACCAGGATATCCTGATCTTGGCGCTGCGTTTGTTATTCTTGATACTTCGATATTTGCATCTACTAATGTATCTCTATCAACTGTTACAAGATCAACTTCGCCATTATCTTGTACAGTGATTGTATAAAAATGACTTGTATCATATCCTGCTGATGGAGTATTTTCTTCTGCTTGCGCTATGATTGCATCATTTATTTGCATTTCTTTATCGTATGTAGACATTATATCACGCAATGTATTACCTTCTTCATCGCCAGCTGGTAAATCTAAAATGTCTTTGTATTCTTGGCTATCATATATTTGTTTTAATTTTAGTCTATACAAATGAGGATACCAGGTTTGACTAAAACCTTCTGCTGCTCTGTTTACATCTTCTACTACATAAAAACGTTTTAGTGCTACACTATAATCATTAAGTGCATATTCGTCATTTAAGTGAGGCAATTCTATAACATCACCGCTAATAATTTTTCTACCCAATGTTTTTACGCTACTGTTAATATGAATAGTCATGAATAACGTATCGTTGCTTAAAAATAAACCAAATTGACTTAAATCAAAATCTTGATCTTGAACATTGTAATGTCCACGCAATGTGTAAACATCTTCGTCATATTTTCTATCTCTGTTTTCAAGAAACAACAAGTCTTGAATATTTGTAACGTCCTGTTCTGCATATACAGGTTGTTCTTCTGTAATGTCGTCGCCTGTTGGATTTTTAGTGCCTATATATTTGTGTATAAAAAGGTCGGTTCCACCTACAGTGAACTGTTCGTAGATAATTTTATCTAAAAATTCATAATCGTTTGTTTTTGTTGGTCTATATAAGCTTATACGTGGCATAGTTATATTTATGCGATAAATACTATTGGAGAACGTCATGGCAGATAGCAATTTAGTAACACAAAAACAAGAAATATTTGATTATGTAAACGCTTTTTTAGGCGGAGGTATGATTGATGTAGAACTTGATCCTATTCATTATGAGACAGCATTGACCAAAGCATTAACCAAGTATAGACAACGTAGTGAAAACAGTGTTGAAGAAAGTTATGTTACAATTAAATTAAATCAAGATCAAAATGTTTACGAGTTGCCGCAGGAAATTATTGAAGTACGTAAAATTTACAGACGCAGTATCGGTAGTAGGTTAGGTGGCAGTGCTGACGGCGGCAGTTTGTTTGAACCATTTAACCTTGCATATACCAATACATATTTGTTAGCAGGTAGTGGTATTGGCGGTCTTGCAACATATGATTTCTTTGCACAACAACAAGAATTAGTAGGACGTATGTTTGGCAGTTTTATGGAATTTAAATGGAATCCGGCTACTAGTAAATTAACAATACTACAACGTCCAAGAGCTGACGAAGAAGTCTTATTGTTTTGTTATAACTATCGTCCAGATATGCAATTGCTAAAAGATTATAAAGCAGTGCAATGGATAAAAGATTATACACTTGCAAGTTGTAAATATATGCTAGGTGAAGCACGTAGTAAATTTAGCACAATTGCCGGACCTGGTGGCGGAACAACACTAAATGGTGATACTCTTAAAGCTGAAGCACAAACTGAAATGGAAAAACTAGATAATGACCTGCAAATGGCAGTAGCAGGCGGTACTGGCTATGGATTCTTGATTGGATAATATTAAAAAAGTTGTTTCCGGTGGATGTAGTTTTACAGCTGGAGCAGAACTAGCAGATTTTAGCCCTATCTGGCCTCCTTCGGGATGTATTAGATTTAAAGGTGAATCTACTTGGGCACATTGGGTGCAAAAAAAATTATATACAAATGCAACAGTTGATAATGTAGCTATGCCAGGAAGTGATTTTGGAAGTTGTGTTAGAAGGGTAATATTCCACATAGACAATTTGTTAAAATCATACCAGCCACAAGAAATTGTTGTTTTAGTAATGTGGACAAGTCTTTTGCGTAGAGAATACCCTCGTATTTTACCAAAAGACTCTATTCCATACTATACAGATGACGAAGATAAATTTTGGTGTTCTTTACCCTCGGATGCAGAAGGATACATTGGATTCCACCAGCGTATAAAAGAACAACGCAAAAATGTTTTATATGACGAGCATCTCAAAAGAACAGTGACAGATTTCTATAGGAAACGTGCAGAAGTCACAAACATTATATATTATCCTTTACAACAAATGGAATATCTAATTAGCTATTTAAATTCACAGAATATAAAATTTTATTTTACATCAGCTTTTGACGACTTTGATAGATATGTAGATTTAGAAAGAGAACCTAATATTTTTTTAGATGCTATGGTAAAACGTTTAAATTTAAAAAACATAATACACACAGAAAATAATCTTGGATTTTCTGAGTGGTCAAAACAAAATAGATATAAATGTGGTCCGCAAAGTCATCCACTAGAGGCAGCACATAAACATTGGGGCGACAAATTTTGCAAGTTTATTATAGATCAAAGATCGTTGTCGTGAACGTACAATTGAATCAAAGCATAATGTAATATTTTCATAAGATCTTTACGTGCATCTTCTGCTGTGCCTTTTTTGCCATACCTATTTGCATACTTGTCAACATTACCCATACAAAATCCTGTGCCGTGTCCTCTGTCAATTATAACCTCAGTTGACTGAAACTTATTTGTAGAATAATGTCCGTCATAGGTTTTATCAATGTACTTCGAAAATTCTTCAATATATTTGTTTTCGTCAAATTTATAGTTAATAGCCATATGCATTCCTTTTTATTTTATACTAGACTAGTTTAACAAAAAAGTCAATAGAAAAATGCGTGTATTACTTGTTTAAAACCATCAAATTTCACCAAATCTGCTAAATAATAGTAATAAAGAATTTGACCCATAGGAGAAATAACATGGCTTTAACATCACCAGGTGTACAGGTTAGCGTAATTGATGAGAGTTTTTATACTCCAGCTGAACCAGGTACAACACCTATTATCTTTGTAGCAACTGCTCAAGACAAACTAAATGGAGCAGGTACAGGCATAGCACCAGGAACTACAAAAGCAAACAGCGGAAAAGTTTATTTGATGACTTCGCAAAGAGACTTGGTAGAAACATTTGGAGATCCAACTTTCTACACAGATTCAAATAACAATCCAGTAAACGGTGGAGAGCAAAACGAATACGGCTTACAGGCAGCTTATTCATATTTAGGAGTAAGTAACAGAGCGTATGTTGTAAGAGCAGATGTTGATTTGGCAGGCATTTCAGCAAGTGCAAATCCTACTACTGCTAATCCAGAAGATGGAACATGGTGGTTTGATACTTCAACAACATTATTTGGTATTCAAGAATGGAATTCGGCAGCAATCACAACAACAGGTGGACAAACATTTAGCAACAAAAAACCTATTGTGATTACAGATTCAACACAACTTGTAGGCAATTCAGCAACAGGTGCACCAAAAGGGTCAGTTGGTGCAGTTGGTGATTATGCAGTGCGAGCAACATCTACAACAATTAAAACATATTATAAAAACAAAAGCGGAGCGTGGGTAGAAGTAGGAAGTGCAGCTTGGAAAAAGAGCTGGCCATCAGTTACAAGCACTTCAGGCGGTACAACAGGAACAGGTGAAACCTTTACACTAAATGGTACTACTGTAACAACAACAGGTACATCACTTAGTGATTTAGCAGGTGATATTAATACTGAGGCTGTAGCAGGTATTACTGCTGCTGTTGTAGATAACAAATTGGAAATTTACAACGACGGTACAGGACAAGATACTGTTGTCTTAGTTGACGGTACAGGAACACCGTTAGCAGACGTTGGCATTGATGCAGGTACATATTACAATACTTCACTTACAATTGCACCACACACAAGTGTGCCTGAATATAAATCAGGTGATAGCAATCCAAGACCAACAGGAAGTTTATGGATCAAAACAACAGAGCCAAACTTAGGTGCAAGTTGGAAAATTCGTAAATGGAACGGTTCAACAGAAACTTGGGACTTAACATCAGCACCAATTTACGGTGATAATGCAACAGCAATCCAAAAGTTAGATAATTCAGGCGGCGGTGCAAACCTAGGAGCAGGTTCCCTATATGTAAAATACAATGCGGCAGCTGATACACCAGAGTTGGCATCTTACTTTGTATATGTAAGAGCAGCATCAGGTGCAACAAATATTGTAAGTAGCAAGATTGACGGAGATACATTCTCTGCAGGCGCATTAACATTTACTGTTAGTGAATCTATTAAAGGTAGTGCTACAATGACAACACCTGTTACAGCAACATTTACAGCAACTGAAGCTGCAGGCGATGCTGATTTAATGGCAGAAGCAATTAATAACTTAGGTTTAGTAAATGTTTCAGCAAGTGTTGACAGTCAAAACAGAGTTACTATTACACATAGACTAGGTGGTGAAATTGACATTGTAGATACAGATAATGCACTAACAGCCGCAGGTTTTGTAGCAGGCACAACAGCTAACTTATATTGGCAGCCAGGCGAAAACGGAAGCGATCCAGAAAAACTAACTGCATCTCTTTGGAAAGGCCTGAGTTATACAGCAAGTGCAACTGCACCAACTGCATTAGCAGCTGACGGCGCATTATGGTACAGCAGTGTTATTGACGAAGTAGATCTAATGATCCACAATGGTAGTGAATGGGTAGGATATTTGTACGATGGTTCAAGTGGTTTGTCAAGCACAGCAGCACCATATTATAATGCAACACCAGCAAGTGCACCTAGTGCAGCAGGTCCAATTATCAGTGCATCAGAACCAGATAACGACAGTCGTCCGGATGGAAATGCTCTTGTTACTGGAGATATTTGGATTAGCACAGCTGATTTAGAAAACTTCCCAAAAATCTACAGATACAACAGTGCATTAACTGGAAACAAATGGGTATTGCTAGATAACACAGATCAAACCACTGAAAATGGTGTTCTATTTGCAGATGCACGTTGGAGTACAACTGGCGGAACTGCTACAAGTCATGACGCAGGCGATATTGAAGACATGATTACAAGCGATTATGTTGACCCAGATAGTCCAGATCCAGCACTATATCCAAAAGGTATGTTACTATGGAACACACGTAGAAGTGGTTTCAATGTAAA